CCTTAGACATATCATCAGGTGCGTGTTCAATAAACACATCTAATACGTTGTCAAGGAAAGTAACAAGGTCTTCAATAATAGTACTATCTTCCCACTCATCGTAAGCTTCAATGTTAACAGAAGACAAACAACAAACAGCAGTACGATCATCATCAGTAGCAAGGTGTATTTCGTTACATAAGTTAGAACCGTGTATCTTCAAACCTAACTCTTTTTGGTACTCAGGTAACGCTCTGTTAGCGGTGTCAATGAAGTTCATATACGGAGAACCAGTACGGAAACGAGCATCAAGAATGCGCTCCCAAAGGTCTCTTGCTTTAACTGTATCAATAACAACATTCTTGTCTGGGCAAATTAAATCCCAGTCTTGTCCTGCTTTAGCCGCTTCCATAAACTCATCACTGAGGTTAACAGCGTTAAATAGGTTGAAACACTTGCGGTTAACATCACCACCAGTGGGTACTTTAAAGTTAATAAACTCAACAATATCAGGGTGTGATACATCGAGGTACGCGGCATAAGAACCCTTGCGAGTCTTGCCTTGCTTGTATGCAGTCATCTGAGCATCAGACACCTTCATCATAGGTATTACACCACATGACTTCTCAGTGATGCCTCTTACATTACTCCAGTGACCACCTACACCACCACCTTTCACAGATAACCAAGCTGTCTCTGCATGGTGGCCAATTAGACCTTCTACAGTGTCGGGTACATATGAAAGGAAACAGCTAATAGGTAAGCCTCTGAATTTATCTCCGGGGATCGGAGCGTTAGATAATACAGGACTGCTGAACATAAACCAGCCCTTTGAAACATAGTCATAAATGCGTTGAGCCAGTTCTAGGTCTCCATCACAGTATGCTACGGCGGCTCTTGCAAAAGCTTCTTGGGGACTAGTCTCACCTGTTTCCAAGTAGAAGTCCTTTAATAGCTTAAGAGCCTGTTCTGACAAACGCTTATCACGGGTCAGATCAATGTTAACTCCATAAATTGCTAGCATAGTAATTCCTCTTATAATTTAAATAATTTAACTTTACTAGACCGAAGTAAGTCTTCAGCCTGATTTCCTTTGTAGTCTTTCTCGAATATGACTGTATCTATGCCAGCTTGGATTAGTGAGAGTGAACACCCAACACAAGGGAACAGAGTGCAATATAACGTTGCACCCTCTCCTGAATGTGTAGACATGGCGAGCTTTGCCAGAGCGTTCATCTCTGCGTGAATAACAGTGTCTAATACCTTGTTATGCTCACAACGCATAACGTTACTAGAACCAGAGACAGTACCGTTATAACCGTATGACAAGATGTTCCTGTCTTTAGCTATAACAGCACCTACTTTGGTTTTAGGGTCATAACTTTCGTCAGCTACTCGTTGCGCTATATCCATCATAAATCGATGTTCTTTTTTCTTAGGGTCTAGCTCATTGATACTGCTAACTGTATGACTCATATGTGGTATCCTACTGTTTTCTCTGCTTTACATACTTCGTGCAGAGTTAGTTTCTTTAGATCGATTTCGTTCTGTAGTAGTTCACGTACACGCTTAATATTTAACTTCTCAATATCAAACTGTGCCGCTTCACGTACTGCCCTGAAATCGCCGGGGGTCAGGTATGGCATTGGTCCTAGCTTACTACGTTTTAACTTAGGGAAGTACAATTCAAAAGCTGTCTGTTGTTGCTCTTCTGTAAGGAAATCAAATTTGATTTTCAAGAATAAGCGCCTTAGAATAGCTGAATCGAGACCGTCCATAAAGTTAGAGGTAGCAAGGAAAATACCTTTAAAGTTATCAAGCTCAGTAAGTAGCTGATTAGTAAAGGTTTTCTGGTAGTTCTTATCTGCGTTCTGACGGTTACCTGCTATAGAGTCAATCTCATCGATCAACAAGATAGCCTGTTTCGCTTCTGCTTCTTGGAAAGCTTCCTTAAGGTTCTTCTCGCCTTCACCAACATACATAGACTGCAGATCAGCGTAGGTCTTCTTAAGTACAGGAACACCTAATTGTTGACCAAGGTAGTTTGCTAACATTGACTTACCTGAACCGGGAACACCATAGAACAAACCAGTAATAAGAGCAGGACGCTCGTCTTCTGGCTTAGCCAAGATTGCCTTTATCTGATCAACCAAGTCTTTTGCTGGTCTATCAATGTTTACTAACGACAGATCATAACGTTCAAACTCAGGAGCAGTAGTGAAAGCGGCGTGGGTCTCAGTCATATCTACTCGTACATTCTTACCGTAGAATAGTTCTGAGGGAGTTACACACATACCTTCTGATTTCTCTGCTATCTCGTTTAATGCTTTAATCTGGGTAGCCATGTAACGCAACTCAGCAAGAGAGAACATAACAGGGTCAACACGTAAAGCAACACCATCAAGGTTAATACCTGTTAGTGTAACATTACATACCTTACCTTCTGCCCAAGCCCTTTCTGAAGCATTGTTACCTACATTAATAACCCCCTCAAGAATAGAAGAAAGCATAGTAAATACTTCTTCTTCCTCATCAGTGTAGCTACCTGCTTTGCCTTTCAAGTACTGTGAGTAGTTACCTAACTCAGCTGAGAACCACGCGTTGAGAGCGTTAGATCGGTTTGTGTAAGAAAAGGCTTTATCATCTTCAAGAAGACAAGTACAAGTGTTCTTTGCTTTATCGTATATACCAAAGGTTTCTGGTACACGACTAGAAGAACTACGGATAGTACCGGGACGCTGGACGATTAAGGAGTTGATCCAAGAACCGTTCATGAAGTCCTGCACAACTTTAGAAGCTTCAGCAAGACTCAGCACACTACCTAGTGCAACCGCTTGTTTCGCTTTGTCTTCTTTATCTTGTGTATTACCTTCTTTACGAGCATAGTCAACTAACCGTTTAGCATACCCATAAGCTTTCCTATCCTGTGCTAGAAGTTCCTTCCAATCGAAAGAAACCTCAAGACAATCAACTAAGCTAAAGTATATACCGCTGTGTATATCTTCGAGGGGAAGCGGATCAAGAATATCTTCAGGGAATACTTCCCCTGCTTCTTCCGAGTAAAGGCTTGCTATTGCTTTGTATCCGTTTAATACTACTGCCTTTTCAAAGTCTAAACAAGTGTAAGAGTAGCACATTGCGATATACAAGGCACTTAAGTCAATTACGATCTTTTTATCTTCTTCCATTTTAATATCCTTTTATTTTTAAAGTTCAGGTTCTTCGTTAAATGCGTGATCTACATACTCTAGCCTGCCTGTGTCTTCGTTATAAAGAGCACCCCCAGCATCACCAGTGCGACCTGTAAACCTCGATTTAAGAACCCGTATTTTAATTGTATTACGTTCCCGATTGTCTGGTGCAATAAGATTTCTTGCAAAAGCAATAACTTGGAAACTAATCTGTTTAATACTACCACTACCCTTAATATCATCTAAAGAAGGTATACGACCCTCTTCGAATGCTTTACCACCGCCACCTACTTTACGTAAGTGAGAGATAACGCCTAACCAGACGTCATGCTTCTTAGCGATCTTCAAGAGGTCAGACATAACCCTATCAATAGCACTGTTAGTGTCTCCTTCTACTTCCGAGACAGCAAGTGTTATGTGATCGAGGACTAAGTACTTACAACCCATTAAGGCTAACGTTTCAATCTTATTCATTAAGGAATCATCGGATACAGAACCTTGGTGATCAAGGATCTTAATTCTCTTATCCCCGAATACTTCCGCAAACGATTCTATTTGTTCTTCTGGAGTTAACTCAGATATAGTAAGGTTCCTCTGTATCTGCATACCAATAAACTTCTCAACAGTGTCACCGGGAGACTCCTCTAGGGAGATTATTCCAATGCTGTCAGGAGTAGTGTTTTTAATATGTAGGATGATCTCTTTGATCACTGTAGATTTACCTGAACCTGTACCAGACGTAAACAAGTCAACTTCGCCAAACCGCATTCCATTAGTCTTTTCATTAACACCCTCTAAACAAGGGGGATACGGTACTGACTCTGTTGCTTGTCGCTCCATAAACTTTTCCCACAGTTCTTGACCCTGTAGAATACCAGCAGGAGACCACGGTTGTGCATCCCAGATCGCTTCTAATACAGCGGTAGGTCCGTGAGTCATTAGTTCTTCATTAGCATCTTTGGTTCGGAGTTTAGCTATCTTAACTTTATCCACACCAACAATCTTACATGCTTCAGCAAGAGCCTTCTGACCTGCTTCATCGTTATCTAGCATCAGGATAACTTCGTCAAACCTTCTGACCCATTCTCTCTGTGCTAATAGTTGTTTTAAGCCACTTGCACTTGGAATAGATACTACAGGGTAGATCTTTCCTTTGTGGCGTTGGTGATAGGCATAAGCTACAGACATTGCGTCTATTTCGCCTTCGACGATTACTAATCGCTTACCACCGTTGAATTGTTGTTGACCGAATAAACCTTCAATTGTACCTACAGATCGGAACTCTTTAGGGAGTTTACGTATCTTGTAGCCAACGGTTCTGTCAACGCCATAAGGGTAGTAGTGGTCTGTAATCTCACCAGAAGAGTCTACCCCTGCTTTAACACCGAAGAACTCGGTGATTTGTTTAGGTATACCGCGCTCACGAAAACCTCTCGTGGCATATTGGCTAATGTCCTCTAGAGATAGAGCAGGACCAGCCATTGCTTCTTTCTTAAATATTGTTTGGGTCACTTCTTTCTCCTCTTGTGTATCCCATTTGTAAGACTCATCACAAGAAAAGCACTTACCCCAACCATCATCGTAAGCGCCATAGCCATCACTGCTATCGCACTTAATACATGACATGTGGTGTAGAAATCTAGCTTTTGTCTTCTTCATTTGATGGTCCTTTCTTGTATACAAGACTTAAATAGCACATAGCGGCTATGCCACACACGAAAGCATCGAGGACGCCAAGGGATGAACCCCTGACGTTATGATAACCTATCATGAGAGGGGCATAAACCATGCTAACAATCATTAAAGAGGCGACGATACTACGCATCACTAATTTTAACATTGGATTTTCTCCCGGATTTAATTAATCGTTGCGCTATACTCAAACACTTGTCCATAGTTTCGTGTTGTTCCTTATCCAACTTAGGGATAAAACGAACGGCGGCGACTTGGTTGTTATACCATCTACGCTCACCTTCATCATCACGATCTGTTATTACTTTAAGTGCCATCTGTAAATACGCTTCAGTATAGTTGCACCACGCTCTAGTATTGTAAACCCCTAACATGTGAAACTCTAACACATCACCAAGTTTAGCGTCTGCTTTAACGTGGGTAGATGAGGTAGCGTACACACGCCAAGGCGCTTTACCTGTTTTAACGTGGGTATTCTTTTTATAAGTCCATAATTGCTTCTTACCGATATAGTACTTGTTACGTGTTTTATTAATTACAAGATAACAAAAACCAAAGCACTTAGAAATATCGGCATTAACGCCAGTGTACTTCCAGTGACCTAGATCAGACTTTATGTATTCTTTCTTAGCTATAAACTTACTCATAGTGTATCCTCTGGAACCCCTTAGATTTCAAGGGTTTCCATCAGTTTAGTTGGCAAACCATCACCGACATTAAACATGTCAGTTGGGGTTCTCATAATGTGAATCAGTGTACCCGTGTGAGTAACTTCTATTTTCCAGTTACTACCATGTGCTTCAAAGTATGCATCAAGGACTCTCTGTTTACGCTCTTCAGAGTTCTTAGCACCTTTAAGAATCAAGGCGGCTTTCTTAGGGCCAATGCCTCTCAAACCACGGATGTTATCTACACCGTCACCAGTGAGAATCTGTGTCCAGTAATGTACATCAGCGTCTTCTTCAGTCACATGTATCAAAGTGTTTCTGTGAATCAAGTAGTGTGCGCCGGGAATACATTGTAGGTCTTTATCTACAGAGGCGACAACAGTAACGTTGCCAAGTGCTTTCTGCTCTTCAGACCATATACGAACTAAATCATCAGCTTCCATACCATCAGCAGGAACCATTTGTCCATCAGCTACAAGTGCATCACGTAGCTCAAAGAAGAAAGGGTTGTTAGCTTTTGACTTATGACGACCGGGTGTATTCTTGTAGTCGCTAAAGAAGTCGTGACGGAAGTTCTTTACGCCATAACATGCGCTAATCATATCATCTGAGAAAGTAGATGCTTGTAGCTCTTGTACTCTCTGGTTGTATGTGGTTAGTGCTTCGTCTAGAGAGTTCTTGTTGTAAGCCGCTCTAAACATTAGTGGATCTGCATCTAATATTAATATTGTTTTAGACATATTCTTATTTTCCTTATTTTAGTTTAGCCGCCGTAGTCTACATAACAGTATGACTCGCCAACTTCTTCGCCTAGCTGTTCTAGGGCTTTATCTAAGTATTCTCCTTCGTCAAAGAGGTCATCATCCTCTTTGTCTTCGTCGTTCATCTTGATTCCAAAGTCTTCACAGAACTCCCCGATGTCATAGTGGTACTCAATGTCACAGTTGTAAGCGCCAAAGAACTCTTGACCTTGCTCACAATACAACAGCATACCTGTCATGCCTCGGTTACGTTCCATTAGTTTATCAAAGAAACCACAAGGAGGACTCCATGCTGTTCTAAACACTAACACATACCTTCCTTCTTCATCTTTGTATATGTCTGTACCTCCACAAAACTCTTTGTCATACTCATCAAAAGAGCCAAGGT